AGTCTGTACGGATCAAACTCGTCTGCACATCCCTCATTGCACACCTGCAACCCGGGGAAGTTCGGATCGCTCCTCATCACCGCGTGCGGGCGCTTCATCTTGCATCGGTCGCATACCGCGATCGCGATGTCAGAGTAGCCTTCGGTGTTGAGAAAACGAGGCATTGCTTACCTCGTGTACACGGCAATGTTCGGCGCAAAATAGATCGGCGACTTGTCGCGCTCTTCGACCTCGGCCAGCGCGAGGTATTTCTCGGCCTGCCCTTCGAGGTAAGTTATGCGATCCAGCGCCACGCCGGGCAACTCCAGGCTCATCTGATGAGCCAGCATTGATTGCACCGCCAAAAACCAGCGCTGCGGGATCTCCAGTTCACCCGAAAGGTCGCCGACATCCATGATCTGGCGCGAATACCAGACCGTCATCTGCACAAACGGGTCAGACGGCACCGGCCAAAGCGTAATTTCAGCCTGGGGGATCGTTCTGTTCAACCAATACTGAAACGGCTGGTTGGCGGTAAAGTTTTTGTTGGGCAGATTGGTGTAATCGTCCCGGTTCAGCCGCGCCATCGTGATTTCGGTCGAGTTGTTCCCGAAGTAAAGCTCCCGAACCGAAAGCGTTGAACCATTTCTGGCCCGAATCCGATAGTACTGGACGGTTTGACCCGGCTCGATGTCGTACCAGAGCCATTCGTTGTTGACCCAGGCTGTGACTCCCGGGTCATAGAGCGTGCTCCAGGTAGTTCCGTCAGCGGAATACTCAAATATGCAGTCGATACTTGCAGAAACCCCCGGCAAAACGCCGATTGAGCCAATGTAGACGGGGTTGTCGGTGCCGTAATCGATGGTAATGGTGCCGTTGGCACTAACTTGGGTGCAGAGTGTGTCAATGTTTGAGTCAAAAGCATTGCCGACTATGCCTCCAGCGCTGGATGAGTAGCCTCCAGTGCTGTTTGGGGTCGGTCTGTTCATGCGGCGGTACAGAGCCTGAAGCACATCGTTGCCACCAATGGGCAATTTGTAGACGTACTGGTCAGCTTTCAGGCCGTAGACCTTCTTTTCGATGGCCCAGTACTGAATACCAATGTTGATCAGGTTTGAAAGCAGGAAAAAAAGCGACTCGCGAGCGCTCAACACCTGCTCAGAAGTCAGTTCTTCAGCAAGTTTCCCGCATCTACGTGCCCCGTGATCAATCAGCGTCTGTACACTGATAACCGTCGTTCCTGTAGTTCCGCTGTATGCCATCTACCACCCCGGACAATTCCAACGCTTCATAGAGGCACGAGCACGACTGCCCTTTTCACTTTTCTCAGCGACAGGCCCCATTCTCGCGCAAAACGAGTCACGACGAGGCCCTCCTTGCGGCTGCGGGGCCTTTAAATTTGACCCCGTCTCCCGGTTGTACTTCGCTCGGCCCTTTGCGGTCAAACCCGCGCCTTGATCGGCAGGCAGCTTTTCTCCGCGCCCAACAGCCAGCGACACATCGCCGCCCTTTTTCATGCGCTCAGGCAAGCTGCTGTACGATTTCTTGCCCTTGTTGGAGGCCGTGAACTCAGCCGCCACGGCGGGCTTGATTCCGACCTTCTTCGCGAACTTCGGGTTGTTCTCTGCGGCTTTCATCAGCCGGAATTGGGCTTGGGACTTTGCAGGCATTTAGGCCACCTGCGTCACGGTTGCGATGATCGAAGGGATCGCCGGATACGCGGGGGTCACACTGGCAGGCAGGTGCTCCAGCGTCACCGTGGTGGCCGTAGGCAGCCAGACAATCTCGACATAGTCGTTGGCGGTCAAGTCCAGCAGGAAGGTCAGGGACGCAACACCGTAGCCAAAGATGCTGGCGCTCTTGCGAGCCGGAATCGTGTACTGAGTGGCCGAGTTGGCCAGATCGACACCGTTGATTCGAAGCCAGACCGTGACATCCTCCTGCGCGTTGTTCGTGTTCTTGAACTGAGAACTGAATTGCAGGTTGTATTTGCCGGTGTTGGGCACGGTGATGCGACTGCTGCTTACCAGCGTCACGCCATCGGCCACATCAATCGTGTCAAAGGTCATCACCGTACCGGCGCTGATGCTGCCAGTCTGGTCGGTGGCATCGCTGAAACCGCCGTAGGCGTTGCCGAACGCCCGGATCGAGTTGAGCGTGGCCTTTACATTTGCGCCACTCTGCACCAGAGGCACGAGTTCCGCGCCAGTCAGAGTGGCCGCAGAAGGCATCGCGGAAATTTTTTGGTCTGCCATTACGCGGCCTCCAGAATGATTTTGCTGTTGTCCTCTTGGAGGACATACCCCGGCGATGTTTCGTTAGCGATGTAGAAAGTCGTCACAGGAGTTCCGCCGTAGAGATCGACGACGCCGTCATCTCCGACATCCTCGCCAATACCGGCCCCGACCGCGTTGACCGCGCTCGTCTGGCCAGCAAACCCGTCAGTGGTGTTTGCTTGGTTGGCGACCCCGTTGTGACCTACATACGGCATGGTCAGATACCAGCCTGAATAAGTTTCAGAGTGGCCGTACCCGTGCCGGAGTTCACCAGCACCTTGATGCCGGTCACCGGGAAGGCGTAGTTGCCGTCCTGGTTTGTCGTCTCGCCCGTGATCGTCGGGTGCGAGAACCAAGTTGTGAACCCCGCAGCGGGGTCGTCAAAGGTGTGCTGCACGGTGTAGTCCACAGTGCCAGTCACCTCGACACCAAAGCCCACATTGAACGGGCTGATGTTGGTGTTCATCACAAGCGCCGAACTGGAGCCGGTGCCAGTTTTGGAGACGGTTTGGACTTTCATTGTAATCCTTCAAAGAAAGCGGGGGCCGAAGCCCCCACTTGGTTCAGCACACAGCACCTCCGCGCTTTTTGGCAGGCGTAACTGTGATAGACCTTTCGGCCTCAGTGACACTGCCTTGTGGCGCTTTTGGAGAGAACAACCCTTTGATACCCCGCATCATGCGCTTCGGAGCGCCGAGGATCGCATTACGCATCGCCTCGTTCTCTTCACGCTGAAGCCGCTCGTAGTTCTCATAACCCTTCTGATTCCGCGCATCGGCTGCGATGTTCTCCAGCATTCTGCGCTCAGATTCGGTTACACCGCCCTGGCCCGACATCGAACCCTCTTGTGCCGTTCTCAGGACTCGCCTCTCAGCCTCGGTTACTCCACCTTGGCCAGAAGTAGAACCACCACCCGCCATCTTCTTGCCGTACTTGCTGTAAACCTCGTTGGAATACGCCTTGGCCTGCTTCATGGCCGTGGCATTTTCTTTGTCGAAGTTTTTCATCAAGCGGCCCTGGGCAGCAGTGACTTTGCCGCCCTTTTTGAAGGTGCCGGATAACTCGGTGATGGACACCGAAGGGGTAGGCGTTTTGCGGCCTTGTGGCATCGCTACGGGGGCACCGCTTTTATTAACACTTCCCCCCGTAGCGTAGGCTTTTTTTGCTGCACCGCCATGCTTATAGCCGCCAGCATTCGCCTTCGCCACACCACCAGTCGCATAACCGCCGGGCTTGCCCATCTTGACCTCGCCGGTCTTCTTGGGCGTGACATCTTCTTTGCCACCGTCGTGCATCTTGGTGTTGCGGTAAGCGCCACCTTGATTCTCGGTGTTGATGATGCCGCCAGCCTTGTAGCCACCCTGGCCCATGACCACGCCGCCCGTCTTCAGACCCTTGTGGGCCTTGCTGGCAGGCTTGTCGGCGTGTTCTTTCAACGCCTTCGCGGTCTTGGCCATCTTGGCCATTTCTGCTTTGTGCTCGGCCTTGGACTCGCCGCCCTCTTTCATCATTTGAGCAGCCATGCCAACGGGAGCAGCCGGAGCCGCACCAGCAGGCATTGCACGCATCGCACGACGACGAGCAGCCATCGCAGGTGCAGCAGCAGGCGCAGCCATGTCTAGCGCACCGCCCATCTGCATCTTCTTCTCGACTTTGCCGCCTTTCTTGAGTTTAAGCTCAATAGACGGCTCGGTCGTCATCATTTTCACCATCGGCTTGAACTGACCCATGATTACCTCTCCTTAGCAACGAAGATGTAATCCACCGTCATGGTCTTGGCCGCAGCCTCGCCATTCTGGAGGGCGATAGAGACAGTCATGTCTTCATCATCCGGCAGGTTGGTGGTGACCGAAGTCCCCTTCAACACGCCATCGACGAAATACTGAATCGCCGATCCGCCGTCATAGTAGAAACCCAGGCGGATGAAGGTGTCATCAGCCATGGTTGCTACCGAGGAGGTCGTGGTCGCCGTGTTGTTCTTCTCGACCAACAGGTTCACCGTAGCGGCCCCGTCAGCTTTGATAAAGAACACGCCGTCCGTAACATCCAGCGGGGTTACGTCAGTGATTTGCAGGCCGACAACGAGATCCGACTGAGTCGCATCGCTGACCTTGAGGCGGGCCTCAAAGAACAGCTTCTTGCCGGAAGCAAAGCGAAAGGATTCGCCCTTCTTCTGCAAGGCCACAAGGTCGTTGTCCGCTGCCGTGTTGGTGATCAGGAGTAGACCGCCGTCACCGTCCGTCAGTGCCTGAGTAGCGCCCGAATCCGTTTCAGTTACCGTCCAGTCTCCGGCTGCATAGTAGTCGAAGTCTTCGAAGTAAGTGTGAAACCGCGTAGGCGCTGGCATTGCCAGATCGGCAAACGGCGAATCTTCTCCCACATTGGTTACCCCGTTGGGGAAACGAGTTACGAGCAGATCTGCCATTTGATTCTCCTATTGAGAGGGAGGCCGAGGCCCCCCGTCCCATGTTTAGACGCCCGGGGTGCCGTACATGGCGCGAGGATCGGTGAATCCGATGTCGTAACGCTCGGTCGCCTTGTAGCGCATCGAGTCGGTTTCGAAGTCGCCTTCCATGGTTTTTTCCAGGCGG